AGGAATCGAACCTGCACCTCTAACTTGGAAGGATAGGGCACTACCACTATGCAACATACGCATTACCTGCTTTTATCCCTCTCTCATTTGGGAGTGGTGCAGGTGGAACCATCAGCTGACCATCCTGGATTCGAACCAGGAACCTTAGAGTTAACAGCTCTCTGCTCTGCCGTTGAGCTAATGGTCATTTCTATTCAATTATACAGCAACTAAATTTACAAGTCAATTACTTTTCATAAATTTTTCCGTTATAGACTAAAACATCTATGCCAGGATTAGTATTGAATAGATTAAATATTTGTTCTTTTGTTTCTGCTATTGGCTCTCCCCTGCCATTAAGGCTAGTGTTAAGAACCATAGGAACTCCAGTAAGCTTGTAGAATTCGTTAATCATCTTGTAGTAGTCTGGATTCATTTCTTTATTTACCGTTTGAATTCTTGCAGTGCCATCAATGTGTGTGATTGCTGGAACCTTTTCTGGTTGCAATACTTGTTGTGTGTGAAGCATAAATGGGCTAGGGTCTCCTGGGCTAAACCATTCTGCAGTATGCTCTTCTAAAACAGATGGCGCAAACGGTCTGAACCATTCTCTGCTTTTAACAACAAAATTTAAGATTTCTCTGTTGTGGAAGTTTCTAGGGTCTGCCAACAAACTTCTATTGCCTAATGCTCTTGGGCCAAGCTCAGATGCCCCATTGGCCCATGCAACAATTTTCCCATCTGCAATAAACTTAGCAACCTTTGCATGATTTAAAAACTTGGAGATTTTATAATCTTTTCCAGAGTAAGCAACCTCTCTGTCTGAGTGATACTTTCTTGGCTCGTCAAGAATGTGGTGCGCAACGTATAGTGCTGCTCCTATGGCCAAACCATCGTCTCCCTGAGATGGAACTTGATAAATCTTATCGAACCATCCTGTTGACTTTATCAGGGAGTTGGTATTACAATTTAAAAACGAACCACCAGCCATAGTTAAATTTTTAATTCCATACGGCAAAATCTTTTTTTCAACTGTTTTAAGAACAGACTTCTCAAAGATGTATTGAATGGTAGCGGCCATATCTCTACCCTCTTTGGTTTGATACATCTTAATTGGATAGGCATTTGAATAGGCGCTAGCATCGTTAATTTTTGACGGAGCAATTCTAGGAGCTTCGCCAGTCAGCTCTACCCACAGCTCTGAAAAAGCGCCGTCCTGATTGATCTGTGTATGAGTAATCTCTACATACTTATCTATATTTTTTAGCACTTGTGGATATACCTTGCCATAGGCAGCAAGCCCCATGGTTGTGCCAGCCTTATGTACTGGAGGTCCTAGCTCTAGCAAAGCGGTTATGATGTTGTATGCTGGACCGATATTGTTTTCTGGGTAAGCAACTACCTTTAAAGAGTTCTTGTCTCCAATTGCAATAGCACCATTATACGAAAACTCATGTCTAGAGCATGCATCTATTGTTAGAGATATAGCCTTGTCAAAATTGCTAAGATAATAAGAAGAGGCTGCGTGAGCTACGTGGTGATCCAATATATAGGTATCAATTTCTCTGCCAAAAAAGATTCCTTTTGTTTTTATAAAACTTTTTTCTATTGGATTTTTTTCCATCCTATCAATATTATTATCCTCAGCACCTATATCAACAAAACTAAAGAACTCGTAAGAGTCCTCATTTGGCCAATACTTGTTTAAGGTAACTGCGTCAATGTCTTTTGGAGATAGCTTTGCTTGCTTAAATACATAGTCAAAGACTTCCTCGTCAATGCCGTCGTATTTCTTAATGCCCTTAATTCTTTCAGAGCTAATATTTGCAACAACCTTGCCGTCTTTAACAATTGCGACACAGGAGTCGTGACCAAAATGCAAACCAAGAATTACACTCATACCGCTATATCTTTCTTTTGTTAAAGCTTAAAGCCAGAATTAGTTGCTCTCCATACTGAGGGAGAGTGGCTGTCTTCTACTGCAAGCTTTGTTTCCTCGTCTTCGTAGAGTCTTAGAATGTGGATACACGGATCGCCACCCTCGTCAAACTCCTGGCTTTCTTGCTCAGTAAGTGGCAAGCCATCGTGCGGATAGCAAATTGCTGGCCCACAAAAGTTAAGGTCTAGACCTTCTTGTAGCCATTCGTCAAAAGTTTTTTTACTCATACCCTTAGTTTACTCTCTCTGACTTAAAATGTCAAGTGCTATTCGTTGCTAAGCAAATACTCTAGCACGTCTGGATTTTCACGAATTATTGACAAGACTCCCTCTTCATACATTCCAATAAAGAAATGCTCCCAAGTGTCTGAGTCATCATCGTTTTTAGGAGTGATTGGGCTTCCAATACTATGCCTGACAGCATGCATCAACTCATGAAGAAGCGTTTGTCTTTTTCTGCTTGGTGTTGCTAAAGAATCTATGACAATTAAAGAATCCCTGTGTAGGGTGTAGCCATAGGCGTCGTCGCTCAACGCTGAATCTTTATTACGATTACGTTCCTCGATTGCCCAAAGCTGTGTTCCGATCTGAACTTCTGTAGGCATTTTTGGATATTTTACTGGTTTGGCAGACGCCATAAGAAAACCCCTCCTAAATATATGTAATCAGTATACACTATCTAGAAGGGGCTGTCAAGGGGTGCCCTAAGATTTACTTGGACTTTTTGTCAACTGTAGCAAAAGCCTGGTTAATTTCAGCCATGCTTAGCTTGCCATCATCTAGGTAGGCACGTGCTAGCTTCTCAACTACCGCTGCTACCCCTAGAATTCCAGCCATTAATACGGCAGAGATTAGGTCTACGCCCACTACTGCTCCAGCACCTAGGACGGTAAGTCCAGATGCCGCAAAAACTGCCACAATTCTAAAAATGATGTTCTTAACTGTGGCCCAGCCACCAGTTACGCCATATTCTTTTTCCATTGTTTTTCCTATCTTTACTTATCTTCTTTTTCATAACGAAAAATCGGAAATGTTACTATCCATACTAATAGGGTAATTAGTATTAGGTTTCCTGTCAGCTCCTTGGCGGAACCCTCCAGGACAAGCCAAGCCACGATCATACCAAGCAATGTCCATGCCTGCTCTATGACGTCCTTAGCTAATGCTATTAGAAATTTCATTCTATGCTCCGTTCCTTAAATTAACTGTTGTTGCTATACTGCTTATAGAAATTGCTGATAGGGCTGCTTGCACTGCAACAATTGCTGTAACGACTACTTTTTCTGAGTCTTCTCTGACTTGTGGGCTCATATCAGCCCCTGCGTTTCCAAGGAAGTTAACAAGCTCTGTAGCCCCTCCAAGGACATCTCCAAGAAGTGGGATTGCTGCCAGAGCCTCGTCTAAGACTATGTCATCTGCTTGGGCAGCCACAAATAGGGCCTCCAGGGCCTGTATGTACTCCTCTGAGCCCTGTTCAGCTGTTTCGAAGGTTTCTAGAGCAGCCTCAATAAGAGCCTCTACCTGGGCCTCTGAGAGCTCTGTGGGCACAATTTCGGCTAGGTCCACCTGCATAAGCAATTCAGGGGATATTTCCTCTGGTAATTCTTCAGCAGATGTGATAGACTCTTCTATAGGTTCTATAATAGGAGGTTCAATTGGTTCAGGTTCAATGGGAGAAAGTTCTTCAGCGGGTTCTTCAGGTTCTATGGCTGGCTCTTCTGGTTGCTCTGTTTCCTCTGGCTGTGGTGGTGTCGTTACTTCTGGCTCTGGCTCCAACGACGGTTCTGGTTCTGGGGTTGCTGGTGTGGAGGGCTGTGGTTCTGGTACAACGGGCACGACAGGGTATGGCTCAGGATTAGGCTGAGCTGGGATATCCTCATAAACTATAAGTAAAATTAAAACCTTTGGTGTTCCTGGTGCTGGATCATTCTCAAAGGTAGTGTTAGAAACCTCAATAGTTGCAGATGTCTCTCCAGCTAGTAACTCAAAAAGTATAGAAGAAACTTCTCCCCCACGTGTGCTATCATTTGGATCTCCATAATAACCCACGGCACTTGCAATTCTTTGTCCTTCAGGGGCAACTACTTGAACAATAGAGCCTTCATTTGTAACCGTTGCACCGTCTGGAATTACTGGCGGAGTTGTGGTAGGCGTAGGCTCTGGTGTTGGAGTGGGTTCTGGAGTGGGGGTTGGCTCTGGGCTTGGCGTTGGTTCTGGAGTAGGTTCTGGAGTAGGCTCTGGGGTAGGTGGATTAAATGGAGCTTCTTCAGTTGGCTCTGGGGCCAAGACTGGTGGCGCTACAGTTTCTTCAATCCCGTAAGTTTCAAAGTCAACAATGCTTCCGTCATTTAGACGCACTCCAGTTCGTGGATTGTTCTGTGGGTACTCTGGACCACTTAGGGTATAAGCCATTGCAACTGTGCCGTCTGACAAGATGGCGGCAGTAATAACAATCCTTGTCGGTTCTGGTGTGTTCTGTAGCCAGATTGGTCTAGCTGAGATATCTACCTGGAATCCACCATCAGATGAACGAATAATTAAGTGCTCATCACTTCTCCATTGTGGATAAACAACCCAGTCAAAAGAATATAGAGATATAGACGGAGTAGATGGGTATGTCCAGTAGGTTCCGTCTGGACGACCAAACGTAATAACTGAGTTGGTAGTTGCATAAATGTTGTTGTACACAACGCCATCAAAAGTTACCGTGGTTGTTAGTGGGATCTGGTAAGAGACGTCATCTCCACCACAGGTAGCAATTTCAGTAACGACTGGCCCAGATGAAGATGCTTGCTGGGCAGCAGCGACGGCGGCGACCTGTCCTGGATTGACGCAATTAGCGTGTGCCAAATCAGCTGCTATGAATGATGGGAAAAACGCTAAGCATAGCGCCATCCAGATTCTAGTGGGGTTTTTAATTCTTGCTCCTTGTTAGTGGGGTGTGTCTAACAATACTATTATACAGCTTTTTAATTAAAAGAAAAGGGGCATTACGGCCCCCAATCAATTAGCACTGGCAGTTATCGCCACATGCACAAGTGCTTCCACACTCGCAGTCATCTTTTTCACAGCTCACAGTTCCTCCTTAAAAGTCCCAGTCTTCATCTTCAGTTGCTTCATGTTTTGCAATAACATAACTAGACCCACTACCACTAAAGAAATCGTGGTTCTCATCTGAGTTTGGCGACAAGGCAGAAAGAATTGCAGGGTTTACGTCACAGACCTCTTTAGGAAACAGTGCGTCAAATCCTAGATTCATTAATGCCTTGTTTGCATTGTAGTGCAAAAACTTTTTTACGTCAGGCGTTAGTCCTACCTCATCGTAAAGCTCCGCAGTATACTTAATTTCATTTTCGTATAGCTCCATGAGCATTGAGTATGCATAGTCTTTTAGATCTGCCTGGCGTTTAGCAGACTCTTCATTAAATGCCAGCTGGAACTTGTATCCAATGTAGTAGCCATGTACAGCCTCATCTCTAATGATAAGCCTAATTAGATCGGCAGTGTTTGTTAGCTTTGCCCTGGAAGACAGGTACATTGGCCAATAGAAACCACTGTAGAACAAGAAAGACTCTAGCAGTGTAGAGGCTATCTTACGCTTTAGTGGGTCATCTCCACGGTAGTAGCCAAGAACAATCTCTGCCTTCTTCTGAAGGTATGGGTTATTCTCTGACCAACGGAAGGCATCCTCAATCTCTTGTGTAGATGTTAGTGTAGAGAATACGCTGGAGTATGACTTAGCGTGTACTGATTCCATAAATGCAATGTTTGTAATTACCGCCTCTTCATGCTGGGTACGTGCGTCAGGAAGGATAGACATAGAGCCTACGGTTCCCTGGATGGTGTCTAGCATGGTGAGACCTGTGAACACACGCATGGTTAGCAGCTTCTCGTTATCTCTTAGTGTAGACCAAGACTGAATGTCATTTGAGATTGGCACCTTTTCTGGCAGCCAAAAGTTAGCCGTTAGTCTATTCCAAACCTCTAAATCAATAGGGTCTTCAATCTTGTTCCAGTTTACTGGTCTTGTTATAGCTGACATGATACGCATCCTTCCATTTCTGTTCCTTCTAGTGCATTCTGTCTAATGCGAATATAGTAAATTGTTTTGATACCCTTTTTCCATGCGTAAATCTGAGCCTTGTTTACGTCACGGGTGGTGGCAGTATCCTTGAAAAATAGTGTTAGGGATAGTCCCTGGTCGATGTGCTGCGTTGCTGCTGCATAAACATCAATAACTTTTTCTGGACCAATCTCATATGCATCCTCAAAGTATTTGCGGTTTTCATTGGTTAGGTATGGTGCAGGGTAATAAACACGACCAAGCTTTCCTTCCTTACGAATCTCAATCTGAGAAGCGATAGGATGAATAGAGCTAGTGCTATTGTTAATGTAGCTAATTGATCCTGTAGGCGGAACTGCTTGTAGGTTCTGGTTATAGATACCGTGCTCCATTACGGAAACCTTTAGCTCTTCCCAGTCCTTCTTCTTTGGGATACGAATCTTTGCATCCTTAAATATCTGAGCAACCTTCTCCGTAGCTGGCTCCCACTTCTGCTGGGTATACTTATCAAAGAAAGAACCATCTGCATACTTAGACTTTTTAAAGCCATCGAACGGTGACTTAGTTTCAATAGCAATCTTGTTAGATGCTTTTAGGGCATAGTATAATACTGTCAAGAAATAGATATTAGTAAAGTCAACTGACTGTTCGTCTCCATAAAACATTTCTTCCTTGCCAAAGTAGCCATGCAGGTTCATCTGTCCTAGTCCAATAGCACGAGACTTCTTATTGCCCTCAGCCACTGACATAACGGAATCAATGTATGACTGCTCAGATACGGATGTAAGTGAACGAATGGCAACCTCAATAGTCTTTTCAAAGTCTGGAGACTCCATAGCCTTGGCAATGTTTAGTGAGCCTAGGTTACAGGAGATATCCTTACCAATCTTTTTATAAGACATATCGTTGTTGTATGTAGTAGGTGTGTTGACCTGGAGGATCTCAGAGCAAAGGTTAGACATGTTGATGCGGCCCTCAATTGGGTTTTCTTTGTTTACAGTATCTTCATAAACAATGTATGGATAGCCAGACTCAAACTGAAGCTCAGCAATCTTTTCAAACAGCTCACGTGCCTTGATCTTGGTCTTCTTGATTCGAGCATCGTCAACCATCTCCTGGTACAGCTCTGTAACAGAAATGTCGCTCATTGGTTTTCCATATACTCGCTCTACGTCGTATGGTGAGAATAGATACATATCTTCATTAGTCTTAGCAAGCTCAATGGTAATGTCTGGAATAACTACCCCCAAGCTTAGAGTCTTGATACGAGTCTTTTCGTCAGCGTTTTCCTTCTTGGTATCTAAGAACTTCATGATGTCTGGGTGGTGAGCGTTTAGGTAAACCGCACCTGCACCCTGACGTGCGCCAAGCTGGTTGGCGTAACTGAATGCATCTTCTAACATCTTCATAACTGGAATAACCCCAGATGACTGGTTTTCAATCTTTTTAATTGGAGCCCCATACTCACGTACGTTTGTAAGATTAAGCCCTACCCCTCCACCACGCTTTGACAGCTGTAGAGATGAGGTAACTGCACGGGCAATTGACTCCATGTTGTCTTCGACACGTAGCAGGAAGCAAGATACAAACTCTCCACGTTGGGCCTTGCCTGCATTAAGAAAGGTTGGCGTAGCTGGCTGAAAGCGTCCAGAAATAATTTCTTCAACTGTGTCCCTTGCAATCTGCTCATTACCACGTGCAAGCATTAGTGCATTCATTACAACACGATCTTCAAATCTTTCTAGATAGCGTTCGCCGTCAAAAGTTTTTAGAGCATAAGATGTATAAAACTTATAAGCACCAACAAAAGTAGGAAACCTAAACTTATAAGAGTATGTGTGCTTAAAGATTTCTTTAATAAACTCATCAGAGTATTGTTTTAAAACGGCTTCGTCGTAATACTCATTTTCAATTAGGTAGTGAAGCTTTTCTTCAATTGAGTGAAAGAATACGGTGTTTAGGTTAACGTGATCTAAAAAGTATGCCTTGGCGGCCTGCTTATCTTTTTCAAACTGAATTTTGCCATCGTTGTCGTACAGGTTAAGCATTGCGTTTAGCTCGTGATAGCTATATTCGTTAGTAGTCATACAGTAATTTTAGCCTTTCTCTTACTTTAATTACATCGTCAATTGTGCCAAAGATTTCCACTTTAGCTATAACTGGTACCCCAGTTTTTATTGAGATTAAGTCTGCAGCTTTGCAGAAATGTTCTCCAAAATTTGTGTTCCCAAACCCAACTACTCCACGTAGTCTGTCCCTGTTTTCAGGAACGTTTAAGAATCCTCTGACCTGCCTGGGAATGGCTGATCGCTCTGAGCCTCCACCATAAGTTGGTACAAATAAAACATAATCATTATTAACCACAAGGCGACTACGCCCAGTCCCAGGATCGATAGGAATCCTAGTAGCATTATTAGTTCCATTAGTTAGTTTCTCCACGAATCTCTTTGTGTTGCCTGAATAGTTTGAAAAATATACTATATTAATAGACATCTATTGTACCTCTGTTTTGGTGATAACAAAGGGGAAGGACTCCAAGCCCCTCCCCCTCGTCATCTGTATCTTACTTACTTGACCAGCTTAACCTTCTTGTTTGGGTTAGCCTTGTTCCAGCGCTTAGCTAGCTTGTTGTACTGTGCCTTAGCAACAGTAGCTGCAGTTAGTGCAGCAAGCTGTGCCTGGAGTGCAACAACCTGTCCAGCAAGATCTGCAACAGAGATGTTTGAAATAACCTCGGTTGATGGCTTTGCAAGACCTGTTACTGGAGATGCAGTAATTGTGTTAGCAAGCACTGTACTTCCAGCGGTTGCAGGAGCTGTTAGAGTTGCCTCGTAGCGCTTGTCAGTTGAGTCATAAGAAAATGCCCCAATTGATCCACGAATTACTGTGGATGAAATGCTTGCGTTTGTTACAGCGTTACCAAACACGTCAGTTACTGTTGCGATAACCTCTACGGCAGACCCCAAGTTTGCAACTGTTGGAGCAACTACTGACAGGTTGTATGCTGAACCAGCAGTACCCTTAACAAAATAAGTTGTGGTGTTGTTGTTTGCAGTTACAGCAACTGAACCAGTCTCTGTAGTTGTTGTAAACACATATACATCTGCAGTTGTTCCAGTACCAGTTGAGATTGTTGCTGTGGACACTCCAGAGTCGACCTTAACAGTGGTAGAACCAGAAGTAACAGCTGTGACAATCTTTGCGTTGGTAGCAGTTACAGTTACATTGCTTCCAGCAGTTACGCCAGTCAAAGCAATGCGGACTGCATCAGCAGAGTTTACATCGTTATCGGCAGGAACTGGGAGAGCGATTGCAGTTGCGGAGGAAGTTCCTGCAGTAGCTGGAGCGCTTCCAGCAACTGTAAGTGTAGCTGTTGATGCGTTAGCAGGACCAGCGACTAGCATGGTTCCTACTAGGGCTACTGCAGAAGCAATAGCGATTAGTGGCTTCTTAAGTGAAGTCATATTTTTATATCTCCTTATTTTTTATATTATTTCGAAACTATCCAGATAGTCTTTTACATCTCTTGGGATAGGTTTATATTGTATCACATTGTCTCTTTCGTTGTCAACCTGGCTTTTTGGCCTGTCTCGGAAAGTGTGAATCTCTACTTCAAGGTTTTGATCCTTTGGAGTATGAGATATTGCACCAAAGATTGCTCCACAGACAGCGTCTGCAAGGTCCTTGGAAGATTTTCTGGGGTGGTCTACCCTATTGCCCTTCATTATTTTAAGCTCAGTTAGCTCCTCAAACAAAAGATCGATAGCTGGCATAGCCAAGCGCTCCTCGTAAACTAGCATAGCCATATCTTCGTAGTGCTTTTTTGCCACAGAAACTGTTTCAGTTCTAATGCCAATTTGCTTTAGCTCATTCTGAATATCAAATGATTGCCAGCGGTCAAAGCTTACCATGCCAAGATTTAGTCCTAGTCTTCGCAAGTTTTGTATCCATTGTTTTACTTCTGACAAGTCTACTGGGCCCTCAACCTTTGGTTCCCAGTAAGCAACTGCGTCCACTACAACGACTGGGGCTACCTGTTGATAATCCTTTATGACCTGAATGCTTACCCACTTATCTACGTGAGCAATTGCTACCGCACACTTGTCATGCTTCTGTGCAAGGTCAGCATGGACAAAATATACTTTATCTGGGTCTGGAACAAAAGTTTCATCAAAACGCCTAAACTGGTCTAGTGGGTTTCTTAGAGTCATTGCAGCTCGAACTTTATCTCGCTGCTTAAAGAAAGCGTCTGAGGCAAAGGTTGGGATGCATGCAAAGCGCTGCATAGCATCTCCCAGATCTGTATAGAAAGCTAACTTGAAGTCATCAACTTTTCTTGTGGGGTTTACAACCCAGGTTGGTCTTTTTAGAGCAAACACTCCTGGATACTTGTAGCTTACAATTTCGTCCTCATCCCAGTTAATCTCTAGGCTGTTCCCATCCGCATCTTCTGGAAGGTCTGGGTTCATAATAAACTTGTGAGTCTTATTTGTAACAGTCTTCTCAGCAATAACCGCATCGTATCTTTGAGAAATAAAGTCTCCTGGAAAACGTGGAAACGAAAGCAGGGCTACCTTTCCTAGGTCTGGAAAACGTGAGTCTACAGAAGCACGGAAGGCTTTGTAAATGTTATCTGCTGTCTTACCCTGGTCGTTTCCTCCACCAATCTCTTGCGCAAAGCCAGAAATCTCATCAAGAACTGCAAGAATAAGATTAAGACCCTCATGGGACTCACGCTCAGAGTGTCCAGAGTAAACTGTTATTGATTCTTCGAACTCGATTGACTCTGCTTTTGCATAAAACTTTCCAGCAAACCATGGAGACTTTTCTATTTTGGTTTTGAATCCTTTAAAGAAAACGTTTTTAGCTTGCTGAGCATTGATCGCCACGTTAATAATATCAATCGCATCGCCGCTGGGTTTGCCGAAGTACCTTGCTGGGTCTTTAAGACAAAGGAGCTTGTATACGATGTAAGCACACGCAACAGTAGACGTGAAATCCTTACCAGATCCTTTACCAAGCTGTAGAATAATTTCATTCTTTGTGTATTTTTTGTAATAGCGTCTTCCTTCCTCTTCGCCAAGTAGGTCAATTACATCTTCCAGCCTATAGATCTGGCTCATTGCCTCGACAATATCATACTGAACTTGAGATAGCGGTGGCTGCCCCAAGTAGTCTTCGCCCTCGACAAAGGCCTTTGCATTAACTGGTCTTTCCTTAAAGCTGTCAGACTTCAGGGCATCTAAAAAATCATCAAACATCGTGGACAATCGTTATAACTTCTTTTTCTTTTGAAACAGAGGAAAGCCTCTTCATAATTTCGTCTCTAATTTCTGGGTGCTCTGAGGCAATGTCTTTAAGAATGTTGACCAGGACGTCTTGCTTTCTTTCAATCTCTAGCATTTCTTCTGCTAGCTCTTTGTTTTCAAGCAGCCCTGCTTTTTGTAGCATGTCAATACGTCTAGACTCAATGTCTAGAACTAGCTTAATTGCTGAAGTTTTTGCAGAAAGGTTTGCTGTTGTTGTTGCTTCGTCGATTACCTCATAGGCTTTGCTGATTAGCTTGTTGTAGTGAGCGTCTGCACCAGCCAGGGCTTCTTTTGCTCTAGCACGAATAATAGCATTGTCTGAGGCAAGCAGCTTCCACTCGTTAATCAGAGCTACCACCTTAGTCCTTGGCATGTCTAGCTCTTTAGAGATTTGAGTTGGCTCATTACCCTGCAAATATTTTTCTACAACCTTGTTTACTTCATCAAGGTGTTCTGTTGTAAGGTCTTCAAACGACACGTCTGGCCCTCTTTCCTCTTTGTGGGATACGCTTAATCTGTTCTGGCTTAAAGCTTCTGTATGCCCCAACCTGTCCACGGGTGACTTCAAAGCAATCGATCCACTGAGCCCCAGTATCCAAATTTGTTGTTAGGCTATGGAACTTAAACCTAGAACCATACTCGCCCTTAATTTTAATAAAGTCTCCACGAGTAATTGAAAAGCCATCAATCATAATTTCTGGATCTTTTGCAAACCTTGTAGGCTGCTCTTGTGTGGGGGTTCTCTTAGGCATTCTGACTTCTTTCTTTTGCAATCTTTAGAAGTATAAGATACCCAATTAAATCGTCGATGTCATTATCCCCTGGCCAATCGTGCCCATTTTGAATTCTAGAAAGCTTGTCGTCAATCCTGACTAGGAGCTGCTCGACATTGTCTGCTTTAGAAAAAACTCTTGTTGGGTGTAGTGCCGAGTCACCATAAGACTTATTCTTTGCAATAAGCAAATCCGATACCTGCTTTGACACTTTTTCTATATCTTTTTGTGTTTTAATACTCATCTTCTAGATTTCCTTAATCCGAATTTAGCAAGATAAACATAGATTGTTTCTACGCTTGTCCCGCACTCTTTTGCAATTTCTTCTGGGCTTTTTTTATCAAGCCAGTAGCGTTTTTTTAGCCATGCTTCATTAGTATATAGTTTAGCAGCCATAGTTATTCCTGTCAAGCCCCTAGTTTTCCCCAATTATGAATTGCGTAGTGACCTATGCCAATAGCATCAGCTACGTCGTGATCTGAAACATTAACATCATAAGTAATATTAACTATGTTTATTGTTCTTTGTTTCCTAAATTCTCGTTCTTTTGCTTTATACCAAGCCACAGACTTGCCTGGATTATCCTTAACAATCTTGGCCTTCTCTTCTTTTGTAAGCTTTCCGTTGTTCAGGTATACCTGCCAGGTGATTGGGTTAATAGAGCCTACGGTCTTAATGCCGTTGCTCATGGCAGCACCTAGAAGACTTCCCTGAACCATGGCAAGATCTGCCATTGTCTTTGGGCTATTCATGTATACCGCATGCTCAATTGCAATTGCGTCAATCTCAAACTTTTGAAAAACAGCTTTAGTCTTTCTAGCTGCATCGCCCACTTTCTGAAAAGTATTGTTTCCAGAAAAATTAATCTTTCCAAAATAGACTAAGGCCATATCAGAAAAGACAGCAAAAGCAAGGCTATTAGTGCTAGCATCGATAGCACAAATATTTCTAGGTTTTTCATTAATCAACCCAATCTTTACCATTCGAAATCCCCTTAATTTCTTTTAAAGCTTTAGCTACGTCGCTTGGATTTACAATACAGTTTGTGCAAATTGGATCATCGTTGTACGCAGACAATCTGTTACCGCAAGCCTTACAGGTTCTGGTTTGCCCCATACGCTTATTTCTTCTTGACACAAGGTATCGATCAGCAATCTTTTCTTTCGTTGCATCTTCTCTACACCCTGGCGAGCAGTAGATTTGATAGCTTATCGTGGTCTGAAAATTATTGTCACACCACTGGCAGTGCTTTGTTTTCATCTAGAGGCTCCAAAGATTTAATCTTTATAAGTCCCTCGCCAGCACCTGCACACGCAACCTGTAACGGACACGTCTTGCAAATTTTTGAATTAGATCTATAGTTTTTCGTAGGCAGAGTTTTATCCTCCCATGCCTTACGAACTGATCTCATCCATTCAAATGCCTGGTTTACCCACTGAACATAGTAACCGCCTGGGGCTACTTCGACAGGCAGAATCAACAAGTCGTGATTATTCTTATTCTCATATATAAGAACTGCCTTTGTCTTTCCAAGGATCTTCATATAGATTAGCAACTGAATTAAATGTCCAGTCTTTGGCTTACCAGCTGCTTTTCTATATTCGAATCCTTCACTTGGCATAGTTTTAATTTCGCCAAGCAAGTCTTCTCCTGCCCAATCTAAGATTACGTCTCCGAAACCAAAGATCGGTGGATCACTATAAGTAATTTTAAACTCAGAGTCTTTTAGAATTCCAGCATCAGCCATCGCTTGCTGGATACGTTCGTGAGACTTTGTTCCCGCAGTCATGTTTGCTCCGCCATAGGCATCTGCGTTATCTTCAAACATTGCACCATCAAAAGCTAGGTACCAATATCTTGGGCACTCTCCGTGAGAGTAAGCAATTGTAGACGGTGCAAAAGTTTTCTTGGTTGCAAACTTTGTTTCACGCTTTGCTATATACCCATACCTAATCTTTTCAATTAGCTCTTCTGTGTCCAGAAAAGAATTAATCTTTTTTTGAACAGGCCTAAGCATGATTTCATTTAGTAAATTTTTTGCCATGATAAATTAGCGAGTAATATATTTAAGAGCTGAGACCAATTGGTTAATTGACTCTGCAGCAGTGTAATAAATATTCTTTTTCGCTCTATCTCCTTTTTCAACGTTAGTAAGCCATGTTGCCCTGAAAGCCATCTTGGCAGCAATAGCCTGAAGGCGAACGATTTCTAGGGTAGCGACATTTATCGGGATGTCTGGCTTGATTATAATTTTAGCAATAAACGTAAGAGCTTGAGTAAGCTCTTCATCATTCATGTAGTCAGCGACCTCTGCTAGGCCATTGATCTGTTCTAGTGTTGTTTTGTTTTCTGTTACGTCCATTATACTATTATACACCATCCACGAGCTGTTGTAAAACGCTAAATTCAATGACTGCCAGTCTAGTTTTAATTCCAGACTCACCAAGAACTACGACAATTGCTGGGTCATTCCCATTCTTAATTGCATCAGTAGAGGCTTTTGCCCATACGTCCTTATTTAGAGTAAATGACTTCCCTACCTCTTTAAAGTCTACGGTAAAGCTTTCCCAAGAGGCATCGCCTTTATGTGTACCCCTGCCAGAGTTTTTATGCTGCTTAGCACCGATTCTTTTACTTTCGCTTTTCTCGCTCATAGTCCTTCTTCTTTTTTGTATTTAGGCTTGCCTTACTTAGATGCCTGTCCTGGCACAACCAAGTTAGCTCTTTTGTTTCTGAGTATAGCCTTAAGCTTGTAACAATAGCCTTGCATGTGTGGCAAGGAAACTGTCCCTGATAAACACTATATTTCGCCATTTACCTTGGCCTTGATAGTATCTTGAAGCTCTTGGTCTTCTCTTACACGACTAACAAATGAATCCCTACCCTGAACCTTTGACCCATCTGGAAGAATGTACCACGCCCCAGTGCGCTCTACAATGCCCATTAGCTCTGCTGTGTCAACTAGATCTCCAACACTATCAATACCAAGCAGTGGACCCCTGAAGTAAAAGTCATACTCACCATTCTGAAAAGCTGGAGAAGTTTTAGAGAACTGAATTTCCCATTTGACTTTTCTGCCAATCTTTTCTTCAATAAGCTTGTCGCCTACAGTAATCTTTCCTTTTATAGCCTGGTTGTCCGACTCGGAAGAAAAAAGCTTGATAACAGTCGAGGAATAAAACTTAGTAGCCTGGCCACCAGAAGGCTGCTGGCTAGTATACATAGCACTAATATTATTTCTAGACTGAGAAATAAGAACGAGCATCGTT